ATGTCAGGCCTGATCCTTGTTTCTCATAATCAGTGTCAACGTTCGACGCTTACAGCTATCTATGACGGCATTCTTTCCCGACAGGGAGGACTCTGGATTAGCTGGGATGGCAAAAGCAGCGTCATCCCTGACGATGCACCAAGACCCTGCGCCGTGCAGCAGACAGGCCAGTATGAAACCGTTACCTTCCCGATGACGCCGGGCGAGCTGAATGAAGGGTATCGCCATTATATTCACAAAGGGCTCTGGCCCGTTTTTCATCAGCGCCCCGACATGGCCCGGTTTTCCGCCAGCGGCTTCCAGGCGTATAAAAGCCTTAATAAAGCCTTTGCGCGCGCGATTTGTGAAAACATCACGCCCGATGATGTTATCTGGATTCAGGATTATCACCTGCTTGGCTGTGCCGCTTTTCTCCGTGAAGAGGGACTGACCCAGCCCGTGGGTTTTTTCCTGCATCAGCCTTTCCCTGCGGGCAGAATATTTGAAACCATTCCTGAATGGCGCTGGCTGATGGAGTCGCTGTTGTGTTGCGATCTGATTGGCTTTCAGACCGTGCAGGATATGAATAACTTTATCGTCTGGCTGGAGGGGGAATTCCGGACTGAACGCCTGGAGTCGCACTGTTTTCGTATTCACGGCCGGATTATCAGGGTGGGCGTATTTCCGGTGGGGATCGACCTGGATGATGTCCAGGCTCTGCGCGAGAGCAACAGTTGTGCCTTTATGGAGATGCAGTGCCGCGACAGCCTGCCGGAAAACAGGGTGCTCAGCGGCGGCCATCTTGATGAGAGTTCAGGCCTGCCTTACCGAATCAGCACTCTTGAAGTGTTGCTGCGCAGACATGACTGTTATCAGAAAAACATTACTCTGCTGCAGCTGGCCTCACCGGCAGCCGGACACGAACATGATTCCTCCGCAGTGGGCCAGGCACTGGAGGCGCGCTGCGGAGAGTTTAACGGGGTACATGGCGCCATGAACTGGTATCCGGTGAACTATCTGACGCAGGCTTACAGCCGCGAGGAACAGGCCGGGATCTATCGTGCCTCACGCGTGGCGCTGGTGACGCCATTAATGGCGGGCATGAGCCTGATGGCCAAAATGTATGTCGCTCTGCAGGACCCGAATAATCCCGGCGTGCTGATCCTCTCCCAGTTTGCCGGTGCAGCCGAGCAGCTGGAGGGTGCCATCACTGTTAACCCATACGATCCTGACGGCATGGCCAGTGCGGTACATACTGCATTGCAGATGCCGTTACGCGAACGGCGAAATCTGCATGCCCGTCTGATGAACATCCTGCATATACACAACAGCCATGCCTGGGCTGGGTCCTTTTTGCGCATGCTGATTAACGTGCCGGATGAACCGGCGTCATTGCCGCCACCGACGGTTTTTCCACGCCTGAGCAGCAGCCGGGCGAGGTACTGAATCAGCGCTATCTTCACCTCCGGGATGATGCGCCTGTATGCATCAACGCCTGTCGCCGGAATAGAAGCAGAGCAGGCTTTTAACCGCTTTTATGCGCAACGTTATCCAGCTCTTCACGGGTTGGCCCCTGAAACCAGATGGAACTTATGTGACAGCTTCTCGGTTGAGTCAGCACAAAGTGAATTGTCTCCCACATAGAGCGTCCATTCATCAGGCGCTCTCACATTCTGGAGCCGTCGTCGACAAACGGCTCAAGCCCCGTCAGTTCAAAATCCGGCGGATAAAGACCCGTAACGCGAATGTTTTCTTCGGAAAGCTGCTGGGACAGTTTAGTGGTGAAACCACTCAGACCCTGTTTACTGGCAAAAAAAGCAGGATGCGCAATGGAGTTCGTAAAACCCGGCATGCCGCAGGCAGTTTGTATGCTCTCCTCCCACCAGGCGCTAAACTGATTTCAGCCTCCTCTCGCGCCAGCCACACGCAAAGTAACTGACCAAATCCCCTGCCACGACCTGTGATGACCACTCTTTTTCCTCTAAGCGTCTCGTCCAATTCCATCACCGCATCCACCGGCGGCACCGCGTCGGGATTCGCAGGCGTAATGGTCAGCCGCTTCACGTTGTTGCGTGCGGCCAGCTGGTCCAGATCGCTGCCGATGGCATAGGCAATCATTACCGCCTGCGCCGCATCGTTAATACGCTGACGCAGCAGGACTTCGCGGTAAGTGTTCTCCTACAGGTTTTTCACAATCGGTTCAGATTCCAGCGCCAGCACACGGCGCATAGCGGCCTGCTCATCCGCCGGATAAAGCGCAATCAGTGCCTCTTTACGCTCTGCCAGCAGCGTTTCAAAGTCCGGCACTTCAATAACCTGCGGCGCGGGCAGCTGGGAAAGGTCAATTACCGCCACTGTTCACCCCCACTGGCACAGACATAGCAACCGGCGAGCCGTCAGCGCGCTGGCCGGCCAGATCAACCTGCATAGAGCCGTCAAAGCCGCTGGTAAGGTTTACGGTGCTCAGCCTTACGCGCGGCTCCCAGCGGCTGATGGCGACATACACCGCCGCCATCACCTGCAGGCGGGTCACGCCGTTCTGAGGCTGATCAATCAGCACCGACAGCAGCGAGCCGTAATCACGACGGGCGATGCGGCTGCCTTCCGGGGTGATCAGGATGTCGCGCATGCTCTGCCGTATGTAGTCGATGTCGGTAATGGCTTTGCCGGTGTCGCGGTTCATGCCGAGGTACATCATTGCAGGCCTCCTGACATATCGCTGCCACTCTTCACTTTGTTGTGTAAGTGCTTGTCAGCGATCACGCCGTTAGAACTTATTGAGCCGCCGCCGTGGGTCACATCGCCGTTCATCGTGGTGTCACTGGTGATCCGCGTCTGGCTGGCTTCTATCCCCAGCGCGTCGGTTATTAGCTGAATGCCTTCTGCCGCCTCAATGCGCACGCTTTTAATATTCTTAATCAGCAGCTGGTCGCTTTCCGGCTCGTACTGAAACCAGCCGCCGTCCTTAAACACGGTGGTAGTGCCATCTTCTGAATAGTCAGGCGGCGGAAAGGCTTCGGAATAAATGGCGGGCAGCGCAAAGGCGGTTTCAAGATTGCCGCCCAAGCTCAGCAGCACAACCTGTTCCCCGACGGTGGGCTGCCACCATGTGCGGGTGCTGCCGGCGCGCAGGGTAAGCCAGTTAATCCAGTTGGTTTCAAGATCGCCCGTTTTCACCCGGCACAGCCAGTTCACCGGGTCCACTTCGGACATGGTGCCGGTGCGGATCAGGTTAGTGATAAGGCGCATGATTTCGGTCAATTTAATTTCCATCTGCACAGGATGGACTTAATAAATGAAAATGTAATACATTATGGATTGTAACAGGCACAGCACAATTGAAGCTTTGCTTTCAAATCATACAAGGAAAAAAATGTACACTTTACATAGCGTTACCATAAACGGTCTCTGGAAAAGACTTAAGGCAGAATGTACATTCACGCACGATGTAACCATTGTGATTGGTCGCAACGGTACTGGCAAAACCACTTTCATGAATATCTTGCATGCAATATTAGCTGTTGAGCTCGATGGAATTAATGATAATGATTTCAGCTCAGTAGAAATAAAGCTAAAAGAAAAAAACAAAATCAAAACAATAAAAGTAACCAAGCGTGACGAAGCTTTAAGCGGAACGCCTTCATATGAATATCAAATTTCCAATAAAAAATATCATGTTCATGCGATTGGGGATGAGCGACGCTTTCCTTATATAATAAAAAGAAGATACCAGCAAGAAGCTGAAATACTAAAAGGAGAGCTAAATAAATTAGTCGCGCTTTCATCATTATCAGTATATCGACTAAGAAGCGGAGAAGACTTAGAGATAAGAGATGTATCAGGAAGCAAGTTTATCAATCCCGTTGATTACAGGTTAAATCAATTGCTTTCTAATCTAACCAAGTATCAATTAGACCTAACTCAAAAAGCACGAGAAGTAGCCTTAAATCTTCAAAAGGAAGTGCTGGCTTCTATTTTATACTCTAAGGAAGATAGTGAGGATAGACATTTTAAACTTCAGTTTAATAAGGAAGATGAAAGAAGGAACTTAGTATCTGCTTATACTCAATTAAATGCAGTTGACAACGAAATAAAAAAGAAAATCAACTATCATGTTGATACAATCGATAAAACTATCCAGCAAATAAATAGCAAGAGAGGAAGTGATGATCATATATCAATTGACCTTAGTTCTCTTGAGGCATTAAGAAAAACCCAGAGAATTATTGCAATGTCTTTAAAAGCCGAAGATAAAACTCGTGATATATTTTCTCCAATCGAGCTTTTCTTAGGTACGCTCCATGAATTTATAATCGATAAAAAGTTTACGTTTAACGGCGGCGAAATTTCAATTAATAATAGTCATGGTAAAATATCACACCACAATCTTTCCTCTGGTGAGAAACAGCTATTAATACTTTTTATAGAGACATTACTACAACAAAGCCAAACTTATGTATACCTTACTGATGAACCTGAATTGTCACTTCATATTGCGTGGCAAAAAAACATCATACCCGCTATAAAAAAATTGAACCCTAATGCTCAGATAATAGCTGCAACACACTCTCCTGAAGTCGCATCGAAATACAGAGGTTCTATTTTCGATATGGAGAAACTTGTTCATGGATGAGTTAAATCACTCAACAGATGCAGAAAATGTTTTGAATCTCTTTTACCAAGTTGACTATATAGTGTATGTAGAAGGACAGGACGATATATGTTTTTGGGAAAAAATACTCACAGAGACTACAGATCTAAAATTTGAAGTCCAAGATGTAGGTGGAAGCACTCAACTGGTGAGTTATATTGATTCAATTATCAATAACAACCTCAATATAATTGTTGCGTGCGATTCTGACCTAACCATTTTTGAGAAAAATAGGAAGAATCACTCTCGCATACTAAGAACCTATGGCTATGCCATTGAAAACACTTACATCGATTCCAGAAGCATAAAATCCATAATTAAATCTCTTGCGAAAATAAAATCGCAACAAGCTGAAGGGCTCAAGGTTGTAGATTGGCTTAAAGAGCTGGATAATAGAACTCAAGAGCTTGTTGAACTTGATATCTTCAATAAAATCAATAATTGCGGAGTTTCTGTTGTAGGAGATAACGCTACTAGATTTATGAAAAACTCGGCATCGAGCGATCTATGTGCAATCAAAATAGGTAATTTTACAAGCCAAATAAGATCAAATTTTGTCGGCTACGATTCCAATAAAGTCAAAAGAGAAATCAGCAGTCGCAGGCTCAAGCACTTCCTGCTTTTAAGAGGGCATTTTATTTTTTCTGCGGCCGCAAAATTCATTAGCGTTCAATCATCAAAATTTGGGAAGAAAATATCTGTTTCTAATGAGTCGCTATACTCTAACTTTATGAGTAATTTCGATAATAATTTCAATTCTGCACACCCTGAATATGAATATTATCATTCTATAACAAATAGAATTTGATTCCCTTAAGCATATAGCACTATACATATATAGTGCTATTTTAATATTTTTTATCTGCGTGGGCTTAAAGCTTTCATGATAATTCCAAAAACGATATGCACTGTAGCATCATTAAATCCTATCAATTTTCTTTGCGAGTATTGAATAACGATATTGGAACCTTTAATTTTTTTCACGTATACCATAATGGTGAACTCGGGCTATTCGTTTAACTGGTTCATGAAAAAAAATTTCACCTACATTAGAGCTTGCCTGTATTTTCAAAAATCTTGCCGTTTTCAGCTTCGTAAACATCCCGCGACGGATGCGCCCCTTTTTGCTGCGGGCGTTAACGCGGCGAGGCTCCGGCTCCCATGCGGTGCCGTCAGGCGAGCGCTGCGCGGTGATGTTTATCTGCTGAATCCGGCGCACGTCGCGCGCCACCTCGCGCAGCATCTTTTTCCGGGCCGACGGTTTCAGCTGCGACAGCAGCGCCGCCAGCCAGGCATCCACTTCATACAGTTCAGCCACGTTTCACCGTCCAGACTTCCTCCGGCACGTCCGATTCCGGCACCGCCTCAACGCTGGTTTTACCGTCCACCGTCGTTGCCACAATGCGTTCTGTCAGTTTCAGATCCATGCTGATGTCACAGCGGTCATTTGCCAGAATATCCACCTCAAACGAAACCAACTTTTCGCGAGCCTCACTGTTCTGCAGCGCGTTGGGCTGGTTTTCCCGCAGCCACAAAAGCACCGGAGCCATCAGCAGGTTCTGGTTGCCGGTGAAGCCGGTGATCACCACGTTCAGCGTGTAGCGATATTCCCACGACAGGGACGGGGCAGACGTGGCAACCACCTGCCCGCTGTCTACGAACAGGTGCAGGCGGTCCGGGTTGTCGGCCACATAAGGGACCGACTTATTCAGGGCGCTGCGTAAGGACTGCGGCTTGTTCATCGTCTTTTTCCTGACAGCTGATGATGGTATCAACCTTACCGGCACACGCCGCCCAGGCGGCTTCCGTTTCGTCCAGCAGGGCCAGAAGATCGCCGTTAGTACGCGGTGCTGCCGGGTCCAGCTGGCAGCGGGTGATTTTCGGACAGCCACTCACGGTAAGATTCACCTCCTGAGAGGGCCGGTCGCTGGCGCAGCCGGACAACAGGATCAGGCAGAGCGGCATCAGCCCAGCGGTGCAGGTCTTCATTTTCACGTTTCAGCTCCTCAATCTTTCACTGCCGGTCACGCAGCAGCTGGCCGTTGCTTTCGGCGGCGGCGTAAAGCTGCGTCTGCGCCTGGCTGCTGGTCTGCGTCAGAATGTTAAGGGCGATCAGCTGGCTGTTTTTCTGGCTCAGCTTTTTGCCCTGGCCCGCAATGGTGGTCTGCTGCGCATCGATCCTGCCGTGGCGCTGCTCAGCCGGTAAGACTGCACGCCAGCGAATACCAGCAGGATCAGCACGATGGCCACCAGTGCGCGCGTTATACAGCCGCTCCTTCAAGTTCGGACCTGATTTTCATTTGAAAAAACTCCACGTTCAGGCCTGCTAGCGCCGTCAGTTTCCAGCCCGCCGCACACATCACACCCGCGATAAGTAGGCGTTGATACCACCTGAGCGACACGTGGTCAGCCAGTTGCGCAAACCTCAGCAGCCAGGCATATGTCCGCTTACGCTCTCCACCGATCAGTGTGGCGGCGCAGCACAGCCCAGAAAAACCGATGAAAGCCAAGACAAAGAACCCCGCCCAAAGCAGCGCCGCTAGCAAATACCTCCGTTAATTTCCCGAACGCGCACTTCGCGGTGATGATCCTGCATATAGCAGTTCTCGTATGAAAGGGCCCGCCCTAAATTTTTTATCTCACGTTTCAATCATCTAATTATCGTTGTATCGTTAATGGCACAAAACATTTAATGGAAGGACTCAGGATGTATTTCAGCGACATGACGATTTTTACTTTTCAGGTTACCGCCGCATTAATGATGGGGTGGGACTATCTGATGCCTGCAAAGTGGAGAGACAAAATGAATAATAAATTAAGATGCCGCTTTGTAACTTTCCAGGGCGATATTGACAGGAAAATAATGACGTTTATTAGAGACTTAATATCAAGCTATAGAATTATTCTGGCATCCATATTCGCGCTGGCTTTAGGCTTGGTCATAATAGATAACCTTAACCTGCTAACTAAAATCAGATACCCTTCTGTTGCTTTTGTAATTTCTTCTATCGGCGCGATTGCTTTAGCCTCGGGCGGTCTATTTTTTGTAGATTTAATCAGCAAAATAATAACGCATTTTTTCGTCGGGGGGATTATACCTAGAATATTGCTAACATTTCTCATAATGACTGAAAAAGGCCCATTTGCTGGAATGGGCTTCATTATTCTCTTAATATCATTCTTTATGCGGTATCAAAATATAATTCATCAACCACTAAAATAGTCATCAACAATCAGGAAGACGAGGCTAGTTCACGTCTGGCGCAGCTGATACATCAACCCTCTGAGACTTTTGAACCTATTTCATTCATACTACGAGCAAAGCCTTATAACTATCAGTAATCATGTTGAGGACCAATCATGTCTGCCACGCCTGTGTAACACTCTTTGCCTCACAGATACACGCTGCCTTTTCGCTAACGGACGCATCAACTAGCGACTACTGCTATGCATCGCTGGCGATTACTCTCTCTTCACCGTCCCACTTATCAAATGTAGTTGCGGGGTCTGTGTTGTGGTGCCTGCCTTCTAATCGTCCAGTCCCGTAATCTTTACCGGAGCGCCTTTGGAAATTGGGTAAACCGTTTTACCATGATGGTCCGGCACGCGCTGCCAGCTGCTGTCTTGGTATAAGACCACGGTGCCCGCCTGAACGTCAGACAGGCATAAGCAGGCAGCCTGACGCCCTGATACAGTTATTCCTGAACCGCGCCGGTAAAAATCGCCGCGTCATAGTCATAAACCCACAGCGTGCCGTACCCGTCATCCACGGCCATATGCGTGATCGCGGCAGCGTTAGCAATCTTCGCCGTATCCTGGCTGTTTACAATCGCATAGTATTTTTGTGTAATGCTTCCACTTCCATCATGTCTGTAACGTGAACCGCCGCGCCGCCATAGAGTTCGCCGCTGACGGAAATAATTTTCGGGGGTTATGGGTAAACGTTCAGGTCATCACTGTCATAGCCGGCTACCGCTATCCGCGTTTCGCCAATGACTTGCAGGTTGACGGACATCCCCAGCAGGTGGCGGCTGCAGGGCTTCGCATCGCTAATCAGGCGTTCCAGTTCCTGATAGGTTTCTTCAGTTATGCCTTAGTCCTGCACGCCGATGTCCAGCCGGAACGTGCCGGGTGCTTCACCATTTTTGCATCACTCAACAACCCGGATCAGGAATCCGAACGGCTCCACCACGCGGCGGATGGCGCTGATGGTGTCCTTATGCTGATGGATGTAAAACGCATCGCTGACCACCTGCCGCTTGACGCTTTCCGCCCAGCGGTCCACTGAAAACGCCCAAGCCAGATAGGGCAGAAAATTCACCCGGCAGGTGGCCGGGTTCCATAAATCCCGCAGCGGCACGCTCAGCCCGGAAACGCCGCTTCACGCTTCCGTCAGACCGCGTTCCAGTGCAGACGAACCGGTCGGCATCAGGCTGCTGTTACTCATGTCACCCCCTGATCATTTGCCACGGAAATGTCCGTGCCGGTGCAGTAGCCCGCCTCCGTCCGGTCCATGATGACTTCTGTCGCCGGTTCGGTGACTTCCACCCAGTCCACACCGGCCACACGCTGCGTCCCAGCTTTTTCTGTTCGGTAAGTCAAGCCGCCAGCTTCGCGTTTGCCGCCTGAGAGCAGGGGCCGTCGGCCACACCGTCAAACAGATGCAGCCTGGACTTAATACTGTAGCTGTAACTCTTCGCCCACTGAACCGTCACGCGTTACGCTACCGGACGCAAGCTTTCGAGATTCAGCGCGATGCTCACTGTAGCCAGCAGATTACCTGCCGCAGTTCCGTCGCCTTCTCGTCTCAGGACGGTGATCAGCATCGTCGCCGGTGACTGACTCATCGCGGACACGTCCTGCTTCCGGCAATCAGTGTTTTTTTCGTGAAACTCACATGTATCCGTCGGTCCAGTCACGCTCAGTCCCTCAATTTCCTCCGGCACGTGCAGCATATCTGTGCATTCCGTTGTCAGATTATCTCTGCACGAATCTATATAGTTAGCCAAAGAGAGATCTTTCCGTTAGTGCTATTTCAGTCGATAAGCCGTGTAGCAATGAATTTGTAAATCAACCGGGTGGATGACATGCTTTTAAATAATTACAAGGCTAATAATTTTCAGCTTATTGATACGAGAATTTAATATCAGCACTGTTTTATCAGCTGATTGTCACTTAAGTATCATGGTTGTGTTTTTTGTAACGCCCTGAAATAACACCACACGTTATAAAAACGAATGAAACATCAAAGCCAGCTTTTACAACTATATTTTCTAACTCAATTTACGGTAGCTTAAATCGCAATGTCTTTATATAGATATTGCTGTAATGCATTCCAGACTACTTTGAAAGGTAGGTCTGCACAATTTATGATTTTAATACCTTCGTCTTTGCTGGCGCTGACTTTAGGCGGCAATGACGGTATCTGACGACTGATTCGAATAATTTAATAGAGGCCAGTGATACAAGCCTGATGATACTGAGGTCGCCATGAGAAAAATGAACTGTCTTAAAACTGTTTTCCTGACCTTTGCGCTGAGTGCCTTTATCTCTGCCAGTGCCCATGCCAGCGAAAATGACAACAGTTACGCCAATAAGCATCACCACCATCGCCATCATGATAACCACACTGCGAGCGGTAGCGGGGATGCCAATGGCGGAAACGTCGGTAATGGCGGAAGCGGAAATAACACGCCGGGGGGCCGGGGCGGCGATGGCGGTAAAAACGGCGGTAACGGCAGTGACGGTGAAAATGGAGGGGACAGGGATAACAGACCCGGAAAAAACGGTGCTGACGGCAATGCGGGCACTGGAGGCAACGGCGGTAATAGCGCCCCGGGTGGGACTGCAGGTCGGGACGGATCGCCGGAGAAGCGGAGTTCTGAATTTACAAGCTGACCTCATGAGAAAATTGCGCAAAGCATCCGCTTCGGTACTGTAAGAAATAAACGAAAAAAATCGTGCTGTGCCGGTAATATATCCGGAATAACCGGCTTGATAACCGTGCATCGTAAATTTTGTCATATAATTTTCAGGCAAAAATGATATTAACAGATACCTGCCTGAGTATGGTTATAGTGCTTGTTCTGCGCTCAGATTTATGATTTTTTTCCCACGCGCTGCGCTCAACTCAGAGCTGACAGCGTCCCATTACTCAAGCTAAGAGGATTTATTATGTCGGCATCTGTGATTTAAAACGCGCTTAAAACGACAGCTTTAGCAGCAGTCGTCATGGCCGGTTTACAGGGCGCTTCGTTTGCCAAAGGGCAGCCTTCTCAGATAACCCCTGATTCAGCTTCAGCCGGAAGCGTGTCTGTAAAAAAACCGGGGGCTTCTGTTGATGCAAGCGCGGTAAAACTGGCCGCCTGGCATCACCATCTGGAGATTAACAAAAGCTGTGACGATCCGTCACTGGGTGTGGGTTGCGGAGATGGCGACGCATAA